GGTTCTGATAACTTCACGGTTGATCTCAGCCAGAATTTCGGTTGAGAGGATGTTAGCCAGTTCGGCTTCAGCGTTCAGACCGTGGATAGCCTTGAGGTCTTGAGCGAGTTCCAGTGAGTACTCAGCCTTCAGAGCTCTTGACTTAGCGGTAACGGTGACTTTCTCGATCGAGAAGGCCATCTGGTTGAACTGGTCGCCAGTACCTGCACCCAGGTTCTCAGCGTCACCAGTAACCATTCCCTGACCGACATCATAGCCGGTTGAGGAAGCGGTACCAACAGGGTTCAGAACAGCGGGGTTAGTACCAGACTGAGCAGTTGTACCCAGACCAGCGTTAACGTCGGTGAAACCTGCGGTGAGGTTGAAGCCGTCATCCTGACCAGAGAAGGCGGAATCTGCTTCGTTGAACAGTGCTTCAGTTCCACTCTGATTGGTGTAACGTGAACGCATTGCGAAGATCAGCCCAGTAGGACCAGACATTGGCTGAACACCTGCCAGGTCATATGCGACCAGGTTAGGCATTGCACGTCTGATCAGGGAGATCAGAACGGGGTCGAAACCAGCAACTGGACCAGCTGCGTCGGCTCCACCACCGAAACCACCCGAAGCACCAGCTGCGTTAGCAGAGTTGGTGGGTGATTCCATCAGGTTGATACCTGAATTAAATGCTTGCTCCTCGCGGAGGAACTTTTCTTGGTTTTCCAGCAGGACTGCGGTTACAGCTCTACGATGGGAATCTTTGATTGCGTCAAGACCCTCATAGTCGAGAAGTGGACTCCACTTTTCCTGCAGATGCTCTGATTGGAACATTTGCGTTTACCTATAAGTTAGTTGTTTTTGTTTGAATTGTATAAAATTCAATTTTTGCTGAATGCACCCAGTGCTCTTACATATGCATCCATTCCAGATGCTGTTGGAGCTACTGTGGTGTCAACACCTTCGGAAAGGGTTTGGGGTGCCTCAGACTTAGTTGCGGGAGTTCTGGAGAAGTATGACTCCTTCAGAGTTTCCAGCTTTTCACGATATTCTTCTTCACTTTCAAACTCAACACTTTCGGCAAGTGAAGCGAGCTTCTCTTTCTGAGAAAGTGCAAGACCCTCTGAAACGGAATCTAAGATACCATCAGCAACTGACTCTGCCAGACGCTTATTGAGGGAGATGTTCTTCTCGATCTGCTCGTTGAGCTTGGTCTCCATATCATCAAGTTTTTCTACCATTGTCTCAAGGACATCATATTTTTCTTCAGGGATTGTTACATAATGTTCTTCAAAAAGACCCTTCATTCCAGCCAGGAATGATTCAGTCATTTCAGTCTTAAGACCGTGTTCGATGGCGAGTTCATTCTCGCTCATCCACTCTTCTGAAACGTATTCCAGATAAGCATCAACTCTCTCGGTGAGAGTTGTCTTCATTTCTTGAACTTCTTCGTTGAAACGCTCTTGGAATTGAACTTCGAGAGTTTCGGAGATTTCTTGAACCTTAGAGTTCAGAGCGGCTTCAAAGATGACCTTTGCCTTTTCTCTGAATTCTTCGGAGAGTTCTTCACCACCGAGGAGAGCGTTGACATCTTCTTCGATGTCATACTCTTCTTGTTGCTGAACCTCTTCCTCTTCCAGAACTTCCTCTTCTACTTCTGCTTCTTCACCGTAGGTGTTTTTCTTAGAAGTATCGATTGGATCTGCTGGCTTTGCGTTCTTATTAACTACATCATGAACCGTCTTGATCTTAGGCTCTTTGAGCTTAGCGGAATCATTAGTAGGTGAATAGTTCTCAGGGGTTGGACCTCCGAGATCTTCGTAAGATGCTGATTGACCAGGTGTGATGTTTGAAACCTTTTGCTGAGGATCAGCAGGCTTTGCGTTCGCGTTCACAGCAGTTTTAGATTGCTCCATTTCTTGTAAATCTCCACGAGACATTGAAGTTACTCCGATTAACCTTTTATAATCTTTATTTATTTATAAATTCGTAACCTTTACAGGTTATTCAGGAAGTTGTTGAACAAATTCAGTTTTTGTTCATCCAGTTGTTTTTGATCAACCAAAGTGTTGATCTGTTTGTAAGTTTTGGATGCCAGTGCTTCACGAAGAATGCCACCATCCCAAACCCATTCTTTTCCTTCCATGATGCCTTCAACAAAAGCATCAGGAGCGGAAGGATCGGCAACAATGTCAGCTGCCGTTGACAACATGAAATCGCTTCCGACGATGTTCACTCCTTCTCTTGTTTGTTGGAGTGATCCAATACCTCTAGAAGAAACACCAAGCTTAACTCCTTCATTAATAAGAGATTCTGCAATCTTACCCATCGGAGTAGAAAGGATCTTCGCTTTACCGATAAAATTGGTTCCGTTCTCTTTGAGTGAAACAATTTTGTGACTGACACGATCCAGATTAACTGTTGGACCATCGGGGTGTCCGAGTTCTCCAAGAGCTCTGCCTGCATTGATGTGGTTTTCTGAATACCTTTGGACTTCTCTTCTCAGAGTTTCCATTGGATACATTCTACCATTACGGTTTTTCAGATCACCTTGAAGGAAAATACCTTCGATATACATGTGCTTTTTACCGTTCTTTTCTTCAACGATAAAATCAACTGTTTCGATTTCTTCTCTGATTAATTTCATGAGTCTTGAACCTGTTGGATGAATACTGTGCCTGTTCCAGAGTTTGTTTTTACTGCAACCTTGATTGATTTTCTCAATTCTGCGTATGGTGCATTAAAGGTAGGACCTGCAGAAGAATCATGATCAACAGTAACTCTAGTGTTATAGTAACCACCAACATTTGAAGTGGTGTTTACATCGGTGATAATTTTGTGTTCAAAATTAAGGGTTGATTGACCATTCACTGTCAAACTAGCTGCATCTCCAACTGCAAACGGACAACCAGTTCCTTCTGGGAAATCAAGAATTGTTGTTGTTCCTGTTGTAACACCAACGACTCTTTGTGAAGTGATGGGCCCGATTGTAATTGTGTCTGCTTCACTCGTGCCAACATAGAAGTTGTCAACTGTTGCAGTTGGATTTGTTCCAACGGCAACGTGAACACCAGCACCTTCTGCCAAAATTCTGATTGCATCAGACTGTTGTGCAATTGCAACAGATTGAGCAGATGACGAGCCGGATGCAAACGTGGTATTAATACCAACTGGTTTTAAGGCAGCCATTATTTTAAGTCACAGTAATCTTATAAGTTTATTTATTCTTCTTCTTCTTCAACCTCTTCATCGTCGATGACTACTTCGTCTTCAACTTGATCGAGAGGATCATCAAAAACAGAAGCAGCTACATCAGGTCTGATAGCTTCAATCTTTTCTGCAGATTTAGCAAACAGAAGATCTTTGATCTTGTCACTGATTTGTGAGGGTGATTCATCGCTCACCATAAGGTCCATTAATTCATCCATAGCATAAAATTGGAATGTAGTGTTATTTAGATAGTGCCACCAGCTGGTGATTCAGATGGTTCTGGGTCTTTCGGAGAAACTGGAGCACCCATTGCATCTGGAGTTGGAGCTGGAAGTGCTCCAGGTTGACCAGGCATTTCTGGTGGCATTTCAGCAGGTGCATTAGGATCAGGAATGACACCCTCTTCGATTTCTTTTTCAATCAAAGCATCCTGCTCAAGGATTTCAGTGTCAGTTTGTCTCAAAACATGTCTTCTTACATAATCTTGTGAGTAGTACTGACCAACATAGGGTTGGGCTTGTTCCACCAGAGCCAATCTGTTTTGAAGAAGTTCTGCATCCTTCAGTTCAGCAAAGTGATTATCATAGAGGAAATCATATTGAATGTGATCTACCATCACTTCCCAATCTTCGGGAGTGACAACATTCTTGAGAAGAAGTTGAGTTTTCAACATGTCATTGAACATTGCAGAGAATCTCTTTCTCATTCTCCCAACAAACTTGGAGAACTTGATTTCGTCTCTCAGGATTTCAGAAGAACGACCCAATGAGAAACCACCATCTCCTTCGATTCTGGTCTCAGGAACATTCAATGCTCTATAGAGTTTTTTCTGGAAATAGTTAATATCAGTGATTTCACCAAGATTCTGACCACCAGGAAGAGTTGTGATTTCAGTTCCTCTACCACCTTCTCTTCTAGGAAGCCAAAAATCTTCCATCATGGACATGAACTTTTTATCATCACGAATCTCACCAGTGTTTGCATCATAGACCAACTTGTTTCTATAACGCATCATGACATCACGAAGGTATTGTTCTGCCTTCATTTTTGGCAGATTACCAACATCAATGTAGAAAATTCTTCTTTCTGGTGCTCTTGAAAGTCTGTAGATAACAAGAGAATCCTCAATCATCATCAACTGATTGAGTGGTTTGATTGCTTTGTGTAACCAAGAAAGTGTTGATCCTTTGTTTCTATCTACCAAACCAGAGGTACAATAGGTAACAGAATCACGAGTCATTTTGATTGATTTGGATGCACCACCAGAATACATGTTGGTGATTCCACCAGATGCAGTTCCACCAGGTGTGTAAACAAAATACTCTTCCAACTCAGGGAAGTTGTATTTTGCTGGATTGGGGTCACCAATGTTTCTTTCTACAGATTGAACACTGTCTCTTCCCTGCTTTTTAACCTGACGAACATAACGCATCTTTGCTGCGTCAATGTATCTCAATTCTTGAATACCAGCTTGTGGATTCTTTTGGTCGATGACTTTGTTGTAATAAAGTCTTCCGTCAATATACCAATTACGGAAGATTTCATGTGCTTTTTTGTCAAAGTCAAGGAGTTCAAGAATATATCTAAACTCTTCTCTTACAACTTTTTTGATTCCATCACTTGCATTCAGATTAGAAAGTTCAATCTGAACAGGAGAATCATTCGTATCTGAAACAATAGCTTCATTAACAATATCTTCAATAGCACTATCACACTCTGGATAGAGTGCCATTGTACGATATCTACGAATTAAATCGTTTTCGTTTTTGTAAACACCTTCAATATCGAGATATGAACCAAAAAACCCAGAGCTGATGTAGTGCTCAGTTCCATCATTGTTATTTGGTGGAACTGGTGATACTACACCAGGTGGGTTTTTTGTATCTTCAATTGAGAATCCAAATAATCTCGCCATTATTATTTTTAACTAGAAACGTTTTCTTCTAGTTATTTATCAGTTAACCTGAACCTCTCCAGCATTACCACCAGATGATTGCAGAGAATCACCAATAGTGAAGTATTGAGCGGAGAATGTTACTTGGAATTCTTCAACATTATTACCAGTTAAATCGTAACCAAGTTGAATCTCACCAATGTTATTTGGCCAGATGTCATAGAACTTATAGGTTCTCAGAATAACTGATTCACCACCATCATTGGATGTTGAGAAAACATTTGCACCACGTCCAAGTTGTTGAACATATGCATCTGTCATGTAAGAAGTTGGGTTCGAAACACCAGTAGCATCAGAGAGCTTACTCATTGTGTTTGCCCATCTCTCGAAGGCAGTTCTGATTTTGAAGTCTTCATCATTGATGACTGAAACTGTCCAATCAGCAATTTCTCTATCACCAGCAACTTTCAGGTTTCTTCCTCTAAAAGGAACATTGACAGAAGTTACGGTTGAAGCAGGCATCGTTGCTGCTTTACACAGGAACTTGAAGACTCCATTTTCACCATCATCTCCAGAACCCCAAGCTTCTGAAATTGAAGAAGGGAATGAAGGAATTGATACTTCAAATAGATTGGGGCGGGCACCACCGCCCGCCAGTTTTGACTTAAATTGGGATAAGGTTCTTGTTTCCATTGTTGTTTCCTCCTAGTTTACTTTGATAAAATCAAACGGTACCAACGACTTCTTGGAAATCAACACCAGTTCGAGTAGCCACAAATGTAAGTGTGATGTAGTTAATCGACTTGGTTGGTTTCAGGAAGATGTCTGCTCTGAATTCATTGTTATCAATGACATCAGGAGTGTTATTTGTTTCATCACAAACAACGAGGAAGTCATAAACACCTCTCTTAGCCTGAACATCTCTCAGGTAAGGCTCAACAATGTTAACAAAGTTTGATCTTGTGTTAACATCATTCAGTTCAAACAGTTGAGTGTTGGCTGCTCCTTGGAGAGCCTGTTCAACTGTAAGGAACAATCTTCTTACGTTGATTCGATCGAACGCTGAAGAGTATGCCAGAGCTGTCTTGTCACCGAACAAGATAATTCCAGATCCTCTTTGATTGATGATCGAATTGACTCTTGCTCCATAAAGAAGATCTCTTTGATCTTTGTTTGGATTGTAAGCCAGTTTGATTGCTTCGTTAATCGAACCTCTTTGAACACCAGCTGGTGAGAACCAAGGATAAGCTTCGATTGAAGTTCTAACCATCAGTCCAGCGATGTCTCCATTACATGGGATGTAACGGAATTCGTTATTGAATCTGTCAAAGACGTACTTGTAACCAGAATCAAACACAGCGTATGATGAAGATGTCAATGGTGAGAAGAATCTCAACAGGTTATTTGTTTGAGTTGTTGTGTTAGAAACATTAACCAGGTTGTCTCTGTGTGGTGAAATTGTTGCCACACAATCCTTTCTTCCTTCAGCGATTGAGATCAGAAGGTTTGCCTTAGCTTGTGATTCATACTCATTGGTGAGTCCAGGACCCATCATGAGATAATCAACTGCGATCTCATCTTTGTTGGAGAAGAGGTTGTAAGAAGTTAACAGATCACCCAGAGTTGCACTCATTCCACCACCAGATTGATAGTCTTGACCACCACCCAGTGTGTAAGAAACGTTACCAATTGAACTGAAGGTTACGTCTTGTGCTTTCTGACCCCAAACACCAGCTGAAGTTGTGTTTGGAACGAAACTGGTTGAGAAACCAACAGCTGTTGGATCAGTTCCCCAATAACCATCCTTAGCGTTAGAAGGATTGTAACCAGCGAAAGCGTATTGTGAATTGTTCGCTACAAAGTCTTTGTAGTAAACGTTGGTTGGATTGTCAGCATCTGCTGTTGCATCTGATGCCTTGGAAAGGAACAGGAACTTCTCAAGGATGTTACCCTGAACTCCTGTAACTGTTCCAGTGTCATCAACAACTGCAACGTGGATTGCATCATTTCCACCGTTTCTAGAAGAAACATAGTTATTGGTGACTGGCTTAGGTGCCAATGACTTCCAATAAACTGTGGAGTTGGTGAGACCCAGAGTCTGTTGATCGTACCAATCAACGATACTTGAAGCTGTGAAAGAACCAGTTCCAGTTGAAATACCTGAACTGTTCATGAATGTTAGTGAATCACTTGCTTCAATTGATTTTGAAGGATCACTCTGAGCGTA